GCCTCAACAATTAAGTCAACATTCTCTTGAACAGCATCTTCTTCTTGCTGTTGCATTGCAACAAGAGTCTCCTCAACCTGAGTCAAGGCGGCTAACTTCTCATCAAATGTCAATGCATCTGATTCAATACTGAGAATAAGTTCCCGAATATTAGCCATTGTTCTTCAATCCAGTATTTAGCTTGTTCAAAAAGTCATGTTTGATCTGCATACTTGCATTTTGCTTATCTGCCATCTGCAACTCAACAATTTTTGCTTTATTTTTAATATCAGACTCTTTAAGCATCAATTCAGCAATCTTAACCCTTTTATCAAACTCAGCAGAGGCTAAATCATCTTGAGTTGGCAAATTATTGGTTGTTGATGCAATAACTTTGGCTTGAACTTCTTGTGGAATGTACTGAGCTTCAACCATTTTCTTGGTTGCATCAGCACGATTCTGTTCTGCTTGAGTTGTAACCAGTGCAATCTGTGCTTGAGCAGACTGCATTGCCAATTGAGCCTGAGCCTGTTGCATTTGAATTGCTTGTGGATCAGGTTGAGCCATTTTGTCCAACTGAGCAATCAATTCCATGCGGTTACTCAAACTGCTATTGCTAATAATTCCCTTTAAAATTAACGGCAAAACGGGTGTATCAGGACCAAGTGTCTGCAACAAACCAATGAACTGCTGTTGCTCATACTCACGAGCAATAATTCCCAAAGTTGCCGTAGGAATGAAGTTCATATCCACAGAGGGATAGCGATTTGGATCGAACTGCATATAACGGAATGCAGCTTTTTTGATAAACGGAACAAGGAAATCTTCTTGGAAGTTTGTCAGTGTACGTTTGTATTTTTTAATAATGGACGCAACCGCCATCGACATACCGCCTTGACCACCATCACGACTAACTTGGCTAACCATTCCGTTAGAGTCCAGAGTTGCAGTGGCTTGAAGCAACATACGCTCAAATTCTTTGGCAGTAGCAAGATTATTGCCATCAGTCTGTCCAAACTTGAACGGGAATAAAATCTCACTAGGTGCGCCATTGGTAAGAATGGCTTTGCCGGGCTTGACTTCAAACTTAGCACCACGAGGCAAACGAGTTGCATCCATAGCAATCATTGGGCTTGTAGTCAGTGCCAATGAATCCAAGTGGCTGCGGATTTGAGCATCCATAGCCTTTTGCATATTGTAGGCTTTCTCAACTGTGCCACGACCCAACAAACGATTAGGAACAGTGTCATCCTGATAACTTAGGATTGGCCTGTCTTTCATCATGTAAGGACTTTCTTCAGCCTTGAGCAACAAACCGTCATTGGCAATCACTACAATTGCTTCAACTAAGTCTGCGTAATCAGAGGCTTCTGAACTTTCAGGGAACAGATCAACCATTTCCTGATTTTCTTTTAAATTTTGTAGGTGTTCACGAGGCACAAGACCGTAATAGGTTAGTAGTTTGACCTTTTGGTCTTGGAACACTTGGATTTCTTGGGTTGCTTCCAAATCTTCATCAGACGCAACAATACCAATGTCAACCTTACGGTATACACCAGATTCAATACCAGCCACAATCTTGTGAATAGAGATAAACTTCTCAACTGCTACACCCATACAGTCATCAATGCTTGTTCCATTAGGATCAAACAAGAAATTCTTAGGGTTAATTGGCATGATCTTGACAGCAATCCTGTCTCTCTCGATCACACCGATGGCTGCTTGTCCCTGTTGACCGGGGATTGGCTGAGTTGATGGGATATATTCTTTTTCTGTCTTGACAACGATCTCACCGATGCCAGTTCCATAGATTTCAGCCATCAACTCGATCTGGTCGATAGATTTTCTGATTTTGTCTTTTTTGAAGTCTTCCATGAGTTGATCTTTAATCATCTCAACATCAATGGGATTGCCATTTACATCTTGGATATTGTCTTCAATATCAAAGAAGTCGCCTTGACCAAAGATTGCCTCCATAATCTCAGCGTGGCGAGTCTCTACTGCTTGCTGAGTTCCGGGGGTAATGATTCGGCTACGCTCTGATTCACGAGTCTTGTCGTCATCAGCCCACTGACCACGGAAGATTCGTTCATATTCTTCCCAATCGTTCAGGAAGTTGGTATCTCTATAGTTGCGCCACCGATCACAGTGGTCAACAACAAAAGTCGTTAGTTCTTTGTCCGACTCTGTAGGTTCGTCAAATTTATTTTCTTGCATATCTGCCATTTAAAACCCCGCTATTACATCAAGTGGTTGCCAATCATCTGAGTCATCTTCCTCAAAATAGGAAGTAACAGCAAGTTGGTCAATGTAGGAAAGGGCATCAGGCAAGTCATCATGCACACCTTGGGCAGGGAACATCAAAAGCTGATCTTTGAATTCGTCCCAATCTTCCTTGGAGTTCAGCACGATACGCCCATGCTCAAACCGTCCTTGAAGTGACCAAATGATACGGTCGGTTTTTTTACGATTACCGTGGGTCAAGTCAACTATATGCGAATATACATTATTTTTACGCATTAAGTCACTTAAATAAGGCAAAACTGCATTTTTTAATGCTCCACGCTCAATTCCTATCGCCAAAGGACGGTAATCTCGCATAGCTTTCAATATGTTGACAGCAGTTGTTCTGATGTCCCACCGCCCATATTCAATCTTAGTGACGAACCATTTACCCTCATCCGTCACCTTAACTACAGCAATAGCAGTCTGGTCTAGCCTTTTCTTGGAATTGGCAGCTTGTTTAGCCACTTCTTCAAACCCTGCCAGATCGACAGCAATGTAGTACGAGCCATATTCAGGTTCTTCTCCATATTTGATCCATTCTTCTTTAAAAACATCACTACCAGCATTGTCAAAGGATGCCATATACTCTTGCTTAAAGGCAAACGAGCTAAGGGTCTTCTTTGCGCTTTCGATTTCACTAGGGTCAATCAGGGGGTTATCTTTGGTTGTGAAGTGCCAAGATTTCCAGTCTGAGTCTTCTTCTGACATTCCAAGTTTGAATATATCATAGAAGAAGTTGCGACCTTTGGGAGTACCGATGAACATAGCTCTGCCTTTTTTATCAGACAAAGATGCGCGAATAACCTGTTCCCAAGCCTCGGGTTTGATGTCCGCAACCTCGTCAAGCACAGCGTAGGTGAGTGACACTCCTCGCAAAGTATCTGGGCGATCTGCTCCTCGGACATAGATTTTTGCTCCGTTAATCAGGGTAATATCCATGTTATTGATGTGGCTAGACTGAATAACATCTCTGCCCAACTCCATCAACACATCCCAAATAATCTGTCTTGCTTGACCATTGGTAGGCGCAACATACAGTACAGCAGAACCAGCAGTACACTGCAATCCCTCAATCAATAGGGTAATAGCTGACAAGCGAGATTTACCGCAACGCCGTCCAGCAGCAATGACTTTAAACCTTGTTTTATCAGCAAAGACTTCTTGTTGCCAAGGGAGAAGACTAAAGTTAAGGTCAGACATCTTTGCTTTCAAAAACAACAACAGCAGAAGGGAAAGGCGCTGAATTCTTTGCTTCACCAAATTTCAGTCTGCCTTTAATGAAAGTAATTTTGCCTTTCATTGCATATTCGTGCCACCATTTTGTATCTGTTCTTGATGGGACAAGGCAAACAACAGTTGCACCTTGTTGGCTAGATTCATAGGCTTTTTTCATCCAATGACCTATTTCTTTGCCGTAAGGAGGATTCATCCAACACTTGCCGTTCCAATCTTGACTCAAACCATCATCTTCTTTTGAGAAGAATTTTTGACATTTTGCATTTTCTTGATTAGCGCAAACATCTAAATCAAAACCGCCAATAGAATCATTCCACTTCTGGAAGAAGTCCATAGGAGTTGCCCAAAGTTCAGTTTTGCTTGAAAAATGTACGCTCATTCTTTTGGCTCTATATCTTCGGCATCTATCACAGGAGTATCAATATTCACACCACCAATGCCTGAGATTGTGATGTTGACAGCGGAACGCTGTTTACCCTCTTTTTCAAATAGTGAAACAGGAAGCATTCTATCCATACAGAGTTTGATGGCAGCCATTTGAGCAGGATGTTCATCATTCATGGCAATCTCGACTGCCTTGTGGACAACATTAGCACCTGCACTGTTTATCAGGAGTTCTTTGAGTTCTTTGACTTTCTGATGCTCAGTCTTAGGCAGAACAAGGGACTGAGGGTTATCAGCATAACGAGCCATAGTCATTGGCTTAGGAATAGCCACTTTAGGTAGCTTTGGGCGACCTCTTGGCTTTTTCAGTTTGTCAGGTAAAGCGTCTATTACATTCATCTTTTGTCCAGTAAATGGAAGTTAGCGCACACTTTACATCAGAATGAGATTCTTGTATAGTGGAGACAAACGGGGGCATCACCCA